TCAATTATTAAATAACATTATAACATACAAAGATTTCTCTAATTCTATCCTTGAAGTAATTGATCCTCATTATTTTGACAACCAATATTTTAGAATCATTTGTCAAATGATTAAAGAATATTATGCAAATTATGAGCATACACCGACATTTGATACCTTAGAACAACTAACCAAGTCAGAAATCACCTCTGCTATGGCTCAAAAGAGCGTTTTAGATACATTAAAGCAAGTTAAAGAAGTATCTGACGAAGGATCTATGTTTGTTCAAGAAAAATCCTTAAAATTTTGCAAACAGCAAGAGCTCCAAAAAGTAATGACTAAAGCACAATCAATCATCGACAAAGGTGATTTTGAAAGTTATGATAAGTTAGAAGAAATGGTTAGGGGAGCACTACAAGTTGGTGAAGTTGATAAAGGAACAAGCGATGTATTTTTTAACCTTGATGAGGTTTTGGACGACGATTACAGACACCCAATTCCTATTGGTGTACCCGGTATTGATAATTTATTAAAAGGAGGATTAGCCAAAGGAGAGATTGGCGTTATTTTAGCCCCTACCGGTGTTGGTAAATCAACGTTCACAACCAAAATTGCAAATCACGCATTTAACTTAGGGTATAACGTACTTCAAATATTTTTTGAAGACAACCCAAAAATTATTCAAAGAAAACACTTTACACTTTGGACTGGTATTCATCCTGATGATTTATCTGAAAATAAAACTGAAGTTATGGAAAAAGTTAAACACATTCAATCAACAAGAAAAAATAAGTTGATAATGAAAAAGTTGGCTTCTGATACTGTAACTATGAATCAGATTAAAAATCAAGTAAGAAAGATGATTGCCGAAGGAACTAAAATTGATATGATTATTTTAGATTATATTGATTGTGTGGTACCAGACAAAAGTTTAGGTGATGAATGGAAAAGCGAAGGATCGGTCATGCGAGGATTTGAAGCAATGTGTCACGAATTGGACATCGCAGGTTGGACAGCAACACAAGGTAATAGAAACTCAATTTCGTCTGAAGTTGTAACAACAGATCAAATGGGTGGATCAATTAAAAAAGCACAAGTAGGACACGTAATCATTACAGTTGCTAAGTCATTACAACAAAAAGAAATGAATTTAGCAACTATTGCGATTACAAAGTCAAGAATTGGAAAGGACGGTATTATATTTGAAAACTGTAAGTTTGATAATGGTATGTTAGAAATTGATACTGAACAAAGTGTAACTTTCTTAGGTCATGAAGAACAAAAGGAAGAAAAAAATCGTAACAGAATAAAAGAACTGTTAGAGAGAAAAAAACAAAAAGAACAACAAGAATCTTAAAATAAATTATTAAATTTGTAAAAAATGGATATTTCGCAAAAAATATTAAGTGACATTACTGTCTTTATGAAATACGCTAAGTTTCAACCTGAATTGAACAGGAGAGAGACTTGGGAAGAGTTGGTGACAAGAAATAAAGAAATGCACCAACGTAAGTACCCCCACATCAAAGATGAAATAGAGGAGGTATATAAAATGGTATACGACAAAAAAGTATTACCATCAATGAGATCATTACAATTTGGTGGAAAACCAATTGAGATTTCACCAAATAGAATTTATAATTGTGCTTATATGCCAATTGACCACGTAGATTCATTTTCTGAAACTATGTTTTTACTTTTAGGTGGAACAGGAGTTGGTTACTCAGTTCAAAAACACCACGTTGAAAAATTACCAGATATTAAAAAACCAAACCCTGAAAGAACAAGACGTTACTTAATTGGTGACTCTATTGAAGGATGGGCAGATGCCATTAAGGTATTAATGGAATCATATTTAGGTTACAAATCATCAACACCTATTTTTGACTTTTCAGATATTAGACAAAAAGGTGCGATGCTTGTAACATCAGGAGGTAAAGCACCAGGACCTCAACCATTAAAAGATTGTATTCACCACATTACTAAAGTGTTGGATAACAAAAAAGACGGAGAAAAATTAACACCAATTGAAACACACGATATCGTATGTCATATTGCAGATGCGGTACTTGCTGGTGGTATCAGAAGAGCGGCACTTATTTCATTATTCTCAGCTGATGATGAAGAAATGATTTCTTGTAAGTCAGGAAATTGGTGGGAACAAAACGCACAAAGAGGTAGAGCAAATAACTCAGCGGTACTTCTTCGTCACAAAATTACAAAAGAGTTCTTTATGGATCTTTGGAAACGTATTGAATTATCAGGAGCAGGAGAACCAGGAATTTATCTATCTAACGATAAAGATTGGGGAACAAACCCTTGTTGTGAGATTGCACTAAGACCATTTCAATTCTGTAATTTATGTGAAGTAAATGCTTCAGATATTGAATCACAAGAGGATTTTGAAAAAAGAGTTAGAGCGGCCGCCTTTATTGGAACATTACAAGCAGGATATACTGACTTCCATTATTTAAGAGATATTTGGAAAAGAACAACTGAAAAAGATGCACTTATTGGTGTTGGTATGACAGGTATTGGTTCAGGTGTTGTTTTAGGGTATGACATGAAAAAAGCCGCTAAGGCCGTTAAAGAAGAAAACGAAAGAGTTGCGGAACTTATTAAAATTAATAAATCTGCAAGAACAACAACAGTTAAACCATCAGGTACTTCATCATTGGTATTAGGAACATCATCAGGAATTCATGCTTGGCATAATGACTTCTATTTAAGAAGAATTCGTGTAGGTAAAAACGAATCAATCTATTCTTATTTGGCTATTAATCATCCTGAGTTAATTGAAGATGAGTTTTTCCGTCCTCACGACACTGCGGTTATTACTATCCCACAAAGAGCACCTGAAGGTTCAATAGTTAGACACGAGTCAGTATTTCAGATGTTAGAAAGAGTTAAGAAAGTTTCTCAAGAATGGATTAAACCTGGCCACAGAAACGGACAAAATACTCACAACGTATCTGCAACAGTTTCAATTAAAGAAGATGAGTGGGATTTAGTAGGTGAGTGGATGTGGAATAACAGAGATTTCTATAATGGTCTATCTGTATTACCATATAATGGAGGAACTTACACACAAGCCCCTTTTGAAGATTGTACTAAAGAAGACTTTGAAAGATTAGTTAAAACATTAACTGATGTTGATCTTACAAAGGTTATTGAGTTACAAGATAATACCGACCTTAGAGGTGAAGCGGCTTGTGCTGGAGGTGCTTGTGAAATCGTCTAAGTTATGAAAGTACAATGGGGAAACGATATAACGCTAACATACCAAGTATTGTTGGCGTTTTATAATCAAAGGAAAAATAATTAAAAATGACAGTAAACGCATCAAAAGATTGGGTACAACAATTATATGTTAGGGAATTCGGACCTAAACTACAACCAAACGAATTCTATTATGATAATCAAGGTAGAATGGTTATGACCGAAGAGTATCATATAAAAAGAGGTAAGTGTTGCGGAAATGGGTGTTTACATTGCTGTTATTGGCCACCACATATTAAGGGTAATGAAAACCTTAAAGAGTCCTTACGAAAGTAAGGATTTTTTTATTTATATAAAATTTACCAACACTATATTTATTTAATATGGCTGACGGAACAACATACGGTATAAATTTTCCATTTAGAAATAACCCAAAAGGTTATTATTTTTCACTATCTGAAACTACGGATCAAGAAATTAGATCAAACTTATTACATTTAATACTTACAAAAAGAGGGACTAGATATTTTTTACCTGATTTTGGTACAAGGATATATGAGTTTATATTTGACCCATTTGATGGAGAAACCTTTGAGGCTATTAAATCAGAAATACAAGAACAGGTTGACAAGTACATACCAAATTTACAAATAAATGACATATCAGTTACACCATATCTACAATCTGACGAAGCTCCTGGTGAAATTAATCAAGAATTATTAGGTCAAAGTGATATATATAGAATACCGGGCGCGAATACTGAAGAATATACAGCTAAATTAAGAATAGACTACACGAATAATAATAGTTCATTTGGTTCTAGAGAATTTATAATAATTAATATCTAATATGGCAACAAATAAAATTAACTATACAAGTAGAGATTTTGAAAGTCTTAGACAAGATTTAATAAATTACGCTCAACAGTATTATCCAGATGTTGTACAAAATTTTAATGACGCATCCATATTTTCAGTTTTAATGGATTTAAATGCCGCTATAGGTGATAATTTACATTACCATATAGATAGGAGTATTCAAGAAACCGTTTTACAGTATGCACAACAAAGATCGTCAATTTATAACATTGCTAGGACATACGGTTTAAAAATACCTGGTTACAGGCCGTCAGTTGCTCTTATTGACATTTCTATAGAAGTACCGGCATTTGGTGATAGTGAAGATACTAGATATTTAGGTATTTTAAGAACTGGTGCACAGTTTAATGGTGGAGGTAATATTTTTGAAACTGTTTATGATATTGATTTTTCGTCACAATATAATAATGATGGTTTTGTTAATAGAACTAAAACACCTATTTTTGATGCTAATAATAAAATAACAGGTTATATAATTACAAAAAGAGAAGTTGCACTAAATGGAGTTACAAAAGTATTTAAAAGAGTGATTAATAGTAGTGACGTTGTACCGTTTTTTAATTTCTTTTTACCCGAAAAAAATGTTTTATCTGTCACATCCATAATACAAAAAGACGGAACACAATACCAATCAACACCACCACCATCAGAATTTGTTACATCACAAAATAAATGGTACGAAGTCGATGCTTTGGCAGAAGATACGGTATTTATCGAAGACCCTACAAAACCTATAGACTCGGCCGGAATAAAGGTAGGTAAATACATTAAAACTGATAATAGATTTGTAACTGAATACACACCTGAAGGATACATGAAATTACAATTTGGTGGAGGTACTACAACACCAAACCAACAACTTCAAAATTTTGCAAGTTTAGGGATACCATTAAATATACAAAATTACCAAAATAATATTGGGTTAGGTCTTACAGTACAACCAAATACCACTTTATTTGTACAATATAGAGTTGGGGGTGGTACATCTTCTAATGTCGGGGTAGGATCTATTAATCAAGTGGGTACGGTTAATCTAGCGGTTAACGGGCCTTCCGATATAATTAATTCAAATGTTATTAGATCACTTAAAGTAAATAATGTAACCTCGGCCGTAGGAGGAGCAAATCCACCAACAACAGAAGAAGTACGTAACATGGTGTCTTTTAATTTTGCCGCACAAAAAAGAGCAGTAACGGTTAACGATTATAAATCTTTAATTGATACGATGCCGGGTAAATTTGGTGCACCAGCAAAAGTTGCAATTACTGAAAATAATAATAAAATTACCGTTCAAATTATATCATATGATTCCGATGGTAATTTAACTCAAAACGTACCTAACGCACTAAAAGATAATTTGGCTACTTATCTATCTAAATATAGAATGATAAATGATTACATTTCTATTGATGTTGCAAAAGTAATTGATTTAGAATTTGAAATATCTGTAGTTATTGAAAATAATACATCACAAAGTCAAATAATCACAGAAATAATCGATGCAATATCAAATTACATGTTACCTACTAATAGAGACTTAGGTCAAAACGTAAATGTTTCAGATATTAGGAAACTGATTCAAAATACTGCGGGGGTTATTACTTTATCTGATTTAAAAATATATAATAGAGTTGGTGGATTGTACTCATCAT